TTGTGATGAACCTTCAGAGACACCTTGAATTACAGGTGTTGTTGGTGCAACATTATTTGTAAACTCTGTAGCGATTGGATCATTAAATACTTTTGTATCGGTGTATGTTGTTCTAGCAAGTGTGCTTGTGTACCAAGTTTGCTCGGCATAGTTATAAGCAACTAGTCTGTTTACAAAGTTTGAGTTGGATGCAGCGTAAAACCAATAGATCTCAGAGTACAAGCTGTTTTGTGATGCATAGCATAGCTCACTTCCACTAGCAAAATTAAATCCAGGTGCACTATCTTCTGTTGTAAATACAAAGTCTTCAACAAGAGATGGTAATGCTTTAACAGTTCCGTCAAACATAAAGAATCCACCTGAGTTTCCTATCCAATAAACTGCACCATTAGCATAAACTATTGCATGCTGACCTACGCACCCACAATTTGAACCAACCTGTCTAATACTGAATGTGAATGGTGGGCCTACAAACTGCATCAAGTATGCTGATGTATCTGTGAGTATCAAAGTATAATCTTTACCTTTTACAGCACCAACAATTTTTGTTCCACTGTCGATTCGCATTGACCCTGCAGTGTTCGTTGATGTTGCTGTATAATCAGTAAGACTTTCTTGATCTGAAAATCTAATAAACATTTTATCTTGAGTCCCTGGAGTACCTATTGTTGTCTCTGTTCCAAGATGAATTAAGTGTCTGTCTACATCAGAAACTACAGTCATTACAGACTTTGTTGGAGCTCCTGACAATACACTTGCTCTTGTATTGATGCCGTTTCCGTCATCTGGATCCCATTGAAGTGTTACACCATTTTTTATTGTTGCAATAAGCAGCTCACCATAATTATCTAATGACCAAGAACCTGGATCTAGGACTGCAGTCGAAGTTGATCTTGGTGTGCCCCAAGTTGATCCACCCCATAGCGCAGTACCCCAACCAAAACCAAAACCTTGGAGTAGAGGACCTATTTGATAATAAGCTTTTAAATCTAATGTCCCATCGTTTGTTGCTCCTGTTCCTGTTTCAGCTGATGGCATTAAAATTGTAAATGTTGTTGAAGTCGGTGCTAATTGCACTTCAAACAACACATCATCAAAGTCTGATGCCACATAATCTGTTTGACCTGCAGTAAAAGATCCAGCACCTGTAAATGATACAATGTCACCTGGTTCGAGGTTGTGGGGCGCTGGAGCTGTAATCGTTACGGTTCTTGAACCGCTTGTTGTTGTGATGTCACAACCTGACTGAGCTAAAGATGTATTGAAAGGAGTAATATCATAATAGTCATCTCCATTATAAATGTATAAAGCTTTGTTTGTACCGATAGCGAGGTATCTTCTACCTGCTAAATCTGACCAACTGTGAATATCTCTTCCTGCACCTACAAGTTTAGAGTCTTTAATCTCATCCCAACCACCAATCTTTTCAGGCATTCCGTATCTAAATCTTACAAAGTCACCGTCTACCCATTGATTCTCGGCTCCTGAGTCAGAAGCTTGTTTATTAAAACCAGGTGCGAAATTTACTTTAGTTAATGGCATAAGCGTATTTTACACTATTATGCTTGGTTTGTCTAAATGGTCAAAAGTTCACTTCAAAATCGATATTTAGTGTCTGTCTTAGACCTTTACTTTGAGGATAAGCTCCATGCCACAACCATATAGGAAAAACTATAATGTCCCCCACAACAGGTTTATAAGTGTAATATCCCGTTTCTCCATTACGATTCAAAACACAATAAAAGTTATTTGTTTCTCTAGATAAACTTTCTTGAATGGGTTCAGGCATGGACAAGTATGTTACGGATGCAATGTGCATTGTTTTATCTTCATAGATGTGAGATCGAATGCTATAGTCATGTTTGTGCAATACATGAAAACCATGTTCTTGTCCTTTAACCGTCCAAGCTGAGACTAGATTTAAATTAGGACTATGATTAAATTTATTGTGTAATAAATTCTTTATTTTATCTTTGACAATTTTTAAAATTCTATGATTTTTTAAATACTGATTTAGTTTATATTGTTTTGAGTTCTTTCCATGCGTAGATACTCCCTCCATTAACTCAACATCATAGTCTTTAATAATTTTGTCGATAGCTAAGTTAATATCTGTTACGTCTATCCTATCAATTATAAGCCAATCTTTTTTAAATTCTAACATAATTAAAAGAAATTGCGTATTTTTTAGTATCAGTATTTCTATTAGTATAATGTAATAAATTACTCGAAAACAGTACAAGTAAACCTTTCTTAGGAATAATCTCTTGTTCTATTTCATCAAAATATAATTTTTGTTTACAATTATTTAAATATACCACTCCCGAAAAGAAACATCGATCATGGTTATGCTCTTTAGTATGTTCATTTATATCTTGAATAATACCCCATGCATTTTGTATTTTAAAAGAAGCAGTCTTTCTTATTTTCTTTTGTATGATATCCATTGTAGGCAGACAGATTTGATTGTGAAAAGTATTATCATCAACAAAATAATTCCAAGGTGTCATTAAAGAATCTACATTAGTATTGTAGTTTTGATTATCTTTATCATCTACGCCTTGTTCTATTCTTTTTTTAAAGTAATTAAAATCTAATTTTAACTTAGTAGTAAACAGAAAAGCAGGTGCTTCTATTGAAGTTTGTATTTCTTTATCTAGTATCATCTATCAAAATTATATGAAAATATAATCCTTTTATCTTTTGTTTCTTTACTATCTACCATATGTTCAATGTGACTTCTAAAAATTAATAGTCTGCCTTCAACTGGTACATAGGTACAGCTGCGAAAAGTGTACTCATTAAAATCGTTTTGTTTTCCTTCCCCGTATGGTTCTAGACGTAATGGATTTGCGACATCATTATGATAAGGTGATCTAAACTGCGTACCGTTTTCCTTATTATTAGAATCAAAGTAATAGACCGTTGCTATTGTACAACCGATATGTGTATGCCACGGTTGCCCAACATGCTGTTCATAATCAATAACCCAACTGTTAACTGGTTTGTATTTATCTGGATAATTATGTTTATCAGTATATTCATTCACTTGTTCTGTGACCCAATCATTTAATTTTTTAAAATTCTTATCCTTATGTATAGCTGTATAAGACATGCCTCTGTGATCGTATTCAAATTCGTTAATATGTTTTTGATAAGTAGATTTAATGTCTTTATGGAAAGGACAATCAGCTACTCCTATTACTGTAGGAAACCAAAGTTGTAGATCTACTGCCATTTTGGATTACCGTTATATGCTATAGAAACTCTATTAGGATCACTACATCTTACCATATGTTGCAACATTGAATTAAAAACCACTAAATTTCCTGTTTTCGCCTGTACAGAAAAAAATTCATTAGTGTATTTATTCCATTCACCTATCATCCAATCCTTTTGTTGACTTAATAAAGAGTTTCCCGCAGGATTTAAAAAAATTATTTCACCCTCTACGCTATAGGGATAATAAACAGCAGAAACGATTGCATCATTATGGGTGTGAGGAATTGTAATATATTTATCGTCCCCTACATTTGACCAAGCTTGAAACAGCTTTATCTCATGACTTGATTTAAATGTAGCTTTATAAAACTCTTCCATTTTTTCTTTAACAACGCTATTTAAAGTTTTGAATATAGTATTAGATAAAATATCTTTATCTTCTTTGTTATTATCTTTATTAGAAGTCTTCTTAGCATATTTTACTATTTTTTCATTATCTATTTTATGAATATTATAGTAACTAACTCCTACAGAAAATATATCGTGTAACATTAAAAATAATTTATATTTATATTAATCCTCACTTTTTCATCAGTACAGTTTTCAGAATCGTGTTCTAGACTTGGGTTAAATAAAAGAAGCCTATTCGCAAGACTATCTATCTTAACGTTATTTCTTAATATAGTTCTTCCGTTATTTGTATTTATATAAAATATTGCACCCTTATGTGGCCAGTCAAAATCTCTATGTAAACCGTTTTCTTTTTTTACATTTTGATTAGGGTATAAATTACCCTTAACTCTAATTAAACTTTTTATATTCATAAACTTTAATAAATTATTGTGTATTATGTCATACCTGTGGCTTTGTGGTGCATTATTAAAATAAAACAAATGTGTCATATAAAACAAATTATCTTCTGATTCTTGATCTTTATAGTTTACATCTGGATTATAAAACCACGGAATATCTTTACCCATCATAAATTCTTTTACTGCAATAAAATTTTCTTCTGGAAGAAAGTCATCTATAATTTTATGACTTGTATCAGTAGCTCCTTTAGTTATTCTCATGTATTTCTTTTAAGTAATCTATTAGTTTAGTTTTCTTTTTAGCTATTTTATTCCAATCATTTACGTTCTTGTCTCTTTTTAAAACACTTCCTTTAAAGTTATTTATTAAAAAAGTATCTAAATCTTTTAATCCATTTTGTGTTATTAGTGTCACTTCATCTGTAGGAAATCTTTCCATTCCTGTTGCGATACAGTGCAAACCCGTATCATTATGATAATGATAATGAAATCTAGAATTAATCATTCTATTCAAATCATATTCACCAAACGTCTTGTCTTTTACAGATTTGTTATTTAAGTCTCTCCAATAATCTGTGTCATTTCTTTTAGACATATACCAATGAGCTGCAACAAACTCAGCAAATCTTTCAAACTCAGCACAACACTTTCTGTTATATATATCTTTATCTAACTGAGTAATATTTTCTTGTTTTAAAGTTCTTACTAATTCTATTAAAAATTCATGCACAGTAAATAAACCATTACTTTCTAAAGGTTCTATAAATCCTGCAGATAAACCTATTGCAACCACGTTCTTTACAAAAAGTTCTCGATGTAATCCTACTCTCATTTTTATTTTATTGAAAGTTAACTCTGATGTGTCTCTGTTTAGATGTTTTTTAAATTGTTCTAATGCTGCATCATCATCAATATACTTATCTGAATACACATAACCAGTTCCGATTCTTTCCCAACTTGGTATATTCCAAATCCAACCATTTTCAACTGCTTTACAATTTGTATAGGCTACAAGTTCTTTTTCTTTATCTCTGTAAGGAACTTTTGTTGCCCAAGCAGAATTGTTAGGTAACAAGTCTTCATAACTATTAAAAGGTTCTTCTAAATGTTTACCTAGAAGTAAAGATTTGAACCCTGTACAATCTATAAATAAATCAGCTTTGTATTTATTGTTGAGTGAGACAATACCGTTCTCATCTTTTTCCACAGTTTTAATATCATCTAAAATATGTTCTACTCCATTAGGTATACACATCTTGTTTTTTAGCCATTGACCAAATTTAGTTGCATCAAAATGATAAGCTGTATTTCGTTCTAAATCGAAGTTACCTAATTCACCATTATTACTTCCAATTGTGTTATTGTTTACTAATGCCATTCCAGGATAAAGAAACTCTGCATAATTACTTATTGGAGTTTTTGGCTCCATCATTTTTTTAAAATACCAATCATTAATTCCTGCATGTAAATCATCTTCGTATGGAGGACCAAATGGATAATGAAAAGACTCTCCTTTTTTATTGAAGTCTTCAAATCTTATACTCATTTTGTAAGTTCCCTCGGTATATGGCAAGAACTCTTTATCTTTAATACCAAGTAAATTCATCCATCCGTTAATAAAAGCAAGAGTGCTTTCCCCTACACCTACTGTTTTAAAATTTTCAGATTCTATTAGTGTTATTTTTTTGTTTGGAAACAGTTTAATAAGTGTTGCAGCAGTCATCCAACCTGCTGATCCACCACCAACTATAATTACATTATCTATTTTCATACTCTCACCTCACTATCTGATACTCCAATTTTACCTTGAGGTAAAATATTCATAGCTAAAGAATATCTAGTTTTATTTGTTTTGTTAACTGGTATTCTATGTTCAACACTTGCTGAAAACACTATTAAATCTCCTGGATCAATCTCTTGAAACCACCATCCACTATTATAAACATTGTATTCTTTTGCAGGTATGTCGTAGTTTCCCCAATCCATTCTTTTAGATTCAAATTCAATTGTATAGGAAGATTCTGAATGTGGATAATAAACAGCTGTTAGCCAAAAGTTTTTGTGTATATGAAAATGAGAAAAAGTATTTGGTTCGCATTTAGTAGTCCAAGAATTTACTATTTCATGATCAATATTGAAACCAAAACCTTCTTTTATAGCTGTATCAGTATATTCCTTAAATACTTTTTTAGTTTTCTCGTCTAAAAAATTTCTATTATCACTTATTAATGAATAACAAGGATGTTGCTCAATACAATTATATTTTTCTTTTTTTATCTTACTCAACATATCTTTGTGATTTAAGTTTATATCTTTGAACAAGATATACCCAGTAGAAAACATAGATTTAACTATCATAACTACTTTTATAAAAAGAAGGAAAACCAACTGAGGGTCTACCATCAAATTTGTTTTGCAAAGCTTTTTCTGATTCTTCTTGATAATGTAAAAATACTTGACCACATCTTTTTCCTTGAAACTCTTCTCTCCAATGCTCACAATTTATACCATCATAAACAAGCATATCTCCTGGATTAAGATCTACCTTTACTCCCTTAGTTTCTCCCTTAATATACTGTCCTTCAGGAGTTGTGTTTCCATATGTAATATCAGGTTCAATAAATATTGGCCAAGGGTCGCCACCTAAATTTAAGGTAGTAGATATCCCACAACTATATCTATCTTTATGTCTTTCAAGTATAGATCCGTTTCTATAAAGTCTAGTATAAGTGTAGTTAGGTATTAACTTCATTTTAGTTATGGACTCCATTTTACTTTGAAGTTTTAATAATAATGCCTCCATAGTAAAATCTGAATAACAACAATATGTTTCTGGTATGTTTGCTTGAGGATCTTGCCCGAATGAACCCCAATCTTTATTAAATGGCTCTAAATATTTATCTCTAAAAAGGTTTTCTACAACGCTTGATTTTAAAATTAAATAGTTATACAAAAATGCACAGAACTCACTATCTATTACTTTTCTAACTACCTTGTATCTTTTTTCTCTAAAACTCATTTTATCTAAAAGGGTTTCCTACTGTCCACATTACTAAAGAATATCTTACTCCTCTTGTAACGGGTCTAACTTTATGTAGTAAATCTGAAGGGAATACTATGCAATCACCTGCATTACCTATTTCATAGCATGTTTTTGTTGGTCTGTGTCTATGACCATAATCTACTTCGAATTCTCCTCCTCTATAATCTTCTTCATCATTTAATAACAATGATAAAGATATTTTTCTTGTTTTACCTCGTAAACTTTCATTTTCTAATGTTTGGGGGTATGGCTCTTCAAAAGCATCTTCATGCCAATCGTAATGCATTCCCTGTTTGTAAATAGTGAATTGTACAGTTTCAGCTGTAGATATTTCAAAATTCCAATCAGCTACTGTATTTGCATGTTTGACAATATTAAGTAATTTAATGTACAGCCATTTTTCATCTAACCATACTACGTTACTTTTTCTTACATTATTGTCTAAACCTTTATTATTTTTAGTGCCTACAATTAATCCATCAGCAACATTTTTATTTAGTGCATAGGATATAATATTATTACAAAGATGTTTAGGAAAAACGTTTTTATAATACCAATATCTGTTTTTTAACTGCATGGTGTAAATACATACTACAGCTAGATAGATATAACAAGATTTAAGATGACCAGTTTCCTTCTTTAATCAAATCAAAAGCTTCTTGAAGTCTCCAAACACCAGGTGCACCTAAAAATGTTTCAGGTTCCTTAATTACCACATAACCACCTTGTCCTGTAGTTGAAGCTCCTCTTGCTGGACCGTGACTTCCTCCGCCCCCGCCATATGATCCTGAATTTGACGCTCCGCCTCCTGCAGTGCTTGGACCACTTCCGTTTCCACCACCGCCACCTGAAGCGTAATATGCTTGAGATGGTGAAGCTGTTGGAGATGCAATATCAAATTGTCTTCCTGGACCACCTTGAGTTCTTGGTTTAGGGCCTCCGGCTCCTCCGCCTCCACCGCTTGGGTCTCCACCTGATCCTCCTGGATTTCCATAAGCTGTATATGTACCATTTGGACTTCCGTTAGCTGGACCTGGAGCTCCTGGACCTCCTGCGTGACCTGCTCCCCCGCCCGATCCTCCAGCGCCGCCTGCCGAGTTTCCTCCGTGACCTGCTCCGAATCCGCCACCGTTTGCTGTTACTCCGTCAAAAGATGAACTACCGCCTGCGCCACCTGGAAAGTTTTGTGGACCACTTCCACCTTGAGGACCACCGCCCCCAATTGAAACTGAAACAGGAGAACCTGGTAAAGTATATTGAGGAGAGTGCATGATGCCTCCCGCACCTCCGCCTGCTCCTCGGTTTGGTCCTCCGCCACCACCGCCGCCTACGATTAATACTTCAGCGTAAGGTGCAACGGGTGAAAATGTTGCTGGTGAGCTGTATGTTGAAATTGTTTCTGGTGATTTTTGTGGGTCATTATCAGGCCCAATAATTCCACCATTATTATAATATCTTGCCATTATTCTGCCTCCCAAGTTTGAGTAGTAGTATTATAAACCTGAACTACTTCGGGAGTAATAATATTACCATCAGCATCTATTTGTTTTCTTATCATTCTATTAGGATTTTCTTCCCAAATAACATAATACGTATCGTTATCGGTTAGATCAAAGTCTATCAACGGCCATGGTTCAGGTGGACCATATATTAAATCTGTTCCATCTAATTTCCATGTATTAGGACTTGTATTAACATTTGTAAATTTATCTAAACTCGGTATGTAATAACCATCGATGAAAGCACCTTTTCCTCTAGGGTTATCTACATCTTCAGTCCAATACTCTTTGTATGCATGACCATCATTCATAAACGTAGCTATAGAAGCTTCGTCATCTGTATCATGACCCTCAACAATGTTTAAGACTTTTTTACCTACAACAGTAGATGAATTATCTCTTAAATCAATAGTCGAGTCTGAGTTATCTAATTTAGCAAAATGTTTTGCCATAGACTTTAAGACCTCCTATTAGCTCAATTCTTCGTAGTTAATAGTGATAACTAAATCTGAGTCTGCCCCTGCGCCTGCTTCAATGTTATCACCTTCTTCAAGATAAAGAGAAGTGTTTTTATCGATAACAGTTAAAGTAGAATCTGCTGGTACAGAAATTGTAGAAGCAATTGCTATTGGTGATCCACCTGATTTTGTAATAAATACAGATGCATCAGCAGCATTTGTTCCGTCAATGTTTGCTACTAAGATATTATTAATTTTAAACACTTTGTTTGAAGATGATGCATTAGCAAGAATCTCAGTTGTAAGTGTTGTTGTAAGTGCAGCTTGTACAGATTTAGCTGTAATTGTTGCTACGTTTACTAGATTTGGTGCGGCCATGTTTTATACTCCTTTATTATTTATATTAACCAAAAACTAAAGCCATGGCAATGGCTTTACCTGTTGATGCGACGTCACTGAAACTTAAGTTTCCAGAACCGTCTGTTGTTAAACCATTTCCTGATGAACCATCAGCAGTCGGTAGATTTAAAGTAAAGCTCGATCCGACAGTTGCTGCAGCTCTAAGGCCAACATACTCACCACCTGAAGCATCTTCAAATCTAACTTCATTTCTGTTTACTAAATTAACTCCAGACGACTTGCTTAGGATATCATTTACATTTGTTCCATCAGCATAAAGTAGTTTAATTCCTTTGTCTGTTGTAGAAAAAGTAGGACCTGTTCCTGATACAGTTTTGAACTGAACAGTGAAAGCTCCAGAAGTTCCATTCTCAACGATATAAGTTTTTTCAATTGAATCTGGAATTGTTACAATTTGGTTTCCTGTAATAGTACCTGTTAATTTAATAACTGCATTTCTTGCGTTTGAAATCGTTCCATTAGTCATTGCTAAGGCAGTAGTTTGAGCTCCACCTGCAATTGATACTGCTTCATACCCCGCAACTGCTTGTTGTACTAAGTTTAAGTTTGTATTAGTTTTATCTCCCCATGTTCCAGAGTTTTCCCCTGTTACCATTAGTTCGAGTTTTAAATCTGTCGAATAACTTGATGCCATAATTTATATCCTTTATTAAATACTTAATTTTATTTCCCTTATGCAGCCTTGTCAACTACCGTCCAAGTCGGACTTGCTCCAGGGTCAACAACAGCCCATGCATTTATTCCCATTATACCAGCTGTAACTGTTCCTGTCACTCCTGTTGGATTAGCAGTAATACTTATTCCTGCTAGATAATCACCAATAACTATAGGGCCTAAAGTTTGACCTGTTACAGAAACTGTTACATTTGTGAATGCATCTTCATCACCAAGAGAAGTTTGTAATAATCCCGCAGTTGTTAGAGTTAAATTTGCGTCAGCTTTTATTGATTCTTGACCTGTACTTGCAACGGCTGTTACTGAGGTAACATCCACTTCTACTGATGGAACTGCAACCTCTTCACCACCTTGTGAAATATCTGTTCCTACAGATTGACCCCATTGTCCTTCACCCCAAGTTGTAAAGCCCCAAGGTTGAGCTGATGCAGTCGTTACAGGAACAATTACTAATTCTCCACCGAATACACTATTTTGTGCAACTGCTGCCTGAACTCCTGTAAATTCGTATATTGAAGCTTGACCTAAAGTTCCTAATGATCCTGATGCTGAAACCCCTGTAGCAGATACATTCGCATCTCCTGTATGAACGGTGTCAGTTCCAACAAATACTGTGACTCCATCTCCTTCACCCCAGAATCCTTGACCCCAAGACTCAGTTCCCCATTCATCTGAAACAGGACTCGTAACTTCAACTACAACTAATTCACCTGCAAAAGCACTTGTTTGTTGTGCTGCAAGAGCAATCCCTGTAGGTATTGGATCTACTGAAGTTCCTGCAACGGCACCTGCTAATGTAACGGTTCTTCCTATACCCGTTACGCTTACATTTGCATCAGCTGTGTTTTCTTCATTTCCTTGTGAGATTGTTAATGCTTGACCTGTTACAGCAACGTTAGGATTTGCTAAATCACCCCAGTTTCCTGCACCCCATGTTAAACCACCCCAACCAATATTTATTTCTGCAGTAACAGAAACAGAAGCTACGGCTGTAGTTAATGTAAAACCTGATACAAGTGCATCACCAAAGATACCCCAACCATTTTCGCCCCATGGACCTCCGCCCCATCCAGCGTTAATTTCACCAGTGACGGATTCGTCTCCAATATTTAATTGTAATGCTGTTAAGCCTGTTACTTGAACAGTCTCATCAAAAAGATTTCCCCATTCTTCGGAGCCCCAAAATTGTCCACCCCAACCTGTTGTGTTGAAAGCTTCTTCTGTGCCTATTGATAAAGATATGACGTTGCCACTTGGGGCTACAGAGTTAACATCACTCTGCCATGAGTTCGATCCCCATACATTAGTCCCCCAAGTAGACGCCATTCATAACTCCCTCGATTACGCGATTCTTAAAATAGCTGCTGAGGAAGTAAAGTTTGGAAATTGAATTGTAAAAGTTCCAGAAGTCGCTGTTTTATCAGCTCCGAAGTCCAAAGCACATACTGCTTTGTTAGCTTCTGTTGAGTTGTAAATAAGCGCTCCTCTAGCAGTTAACGTTACACCTGTAAAAGATAAATCTGCAAAATCTACAATCGCTACTCCACTAGCTGCTAATGAAGTTTGTTGTGAAGCCAAAGTTCCACCTTTTGCCGCGTATTGTCCAGACGCAGAAACTTCATTACCTGTAGTGTAAGAAGTTGTTGCTGCGCTTAATGTTGCTTGCGATGTGTAAAGTGCTAATTTAAAAACGTCACCACCATTTTCTAAGTCGTGAACTCCTTCAAGAATCTCTTTCTTAAAGCTGTTGCAAACTGCTTGTGTAATTGCCATGTTATTTCTCCTTAATTAAATCTTTAATTGTTCGGCGAAGGCGAAGGAATTTTGACCCTCGGTACTCCATCCATATACTCGTCTCTACGTCTTCTGCCCATTTGCTCTAACGCAAAACTTTGTATAGCTACATTATACTTGTCTGAATAGATTTTGTACATATCCATCGGGCCTTTCAAAAATTCATAAGCTTGTTGCATTACCGCATAAAATAGTAGATCAGGCACATTCAAAGACAAGTAAGTCGTAGTATTTGTAGATGTGAGAGCATCTGGCGTGTAGATATAACTTAATTGAACTTTATATTGAGCATCTGGAGCAGGCGCCATGATCAAAGTTGTTTCTTTCCAATTAGCATAGTATTTTGGTACTCCTGTTGCTCCTGTTGAGTTATATTCAAAAATAAAAGTTGAATCTCTCTTGTCTAAAAAGTCTTTAGTGGTAGGAGACTGATTTGAATCGTATACTAAAAAAGACCTTACAATTATCGATCTTCTTGTTGTTTGAGTTCCAGATGTACCTGAAGCGTTTGGTAAATCTAGATACGGTGATCCAATGTTTAAGTTTGCTGTTGCATATTCTCTTGTGTAATCAGCATCTACTTCTCTAAAAATACGAAGCTCTGCATCACGGATCATGCTTCCAACAATAGAGTCTGATAAAACTGTTGAATCAACCTCTGTGTAATCTCTAACCTTTTGTACTAATTCTGCGAACGTCATGATATTGCTATTGTAACACCCCCTGAGCTAACTCGTAACTCTCTTTTCTTATTTTCTTCATTTGCGTTTGTAGACGGTTGCATACCATTACTTGTAAACTGACCTGGCCATAACGCAGGATTTAAATCAACTACTACAGGAGCACTTCTTTGTGGTCTTGAATTATACAATGCTATAGGATCTGCTCTGTGAGGTTTTGGATCTAATTGTGGATGTTTCTTTTCAAATTCAGAAATATGTACTAAAGAACCATTCCATTCTTTTACCATTTCTCTATAAGGAAATTCTTGTCCTGATCTATCTGATATTGATTTTGCGTATTTACCTCTTGCGTATGCCATAATTAACCTTGTGGGTAATAGACATTAGGAGAAATATATACAGACGTTCTTTGTCCATCTTCTTCTAATGCTCTTTTAAGTTCGTCCTCGTACAATAATTTCATTGCTTGTATTCTTTCAGGTGCAATTTTTTGTGCTAAATAAAAAGCTAATCCAGATACCATACAAGGAAAAAATCTAAATGGCATGTCAGATGTATTTGTATATGCTCCAGCATCTTCAATTCTTGCAAGGTAATAATAAAATATATTTGTTACTGCACTAGTATCAGGTGCCAAGTATAAACTTATAGTTGGTGTTATTTGTCTATCAACATAATACTGAGAAGGTGTTCCTGTCTGTGTCTTGTTTGGAATTGCAATGTATTCAGATCTAGATATTTTTGTCAGAGTTTGTTGGTTTCCTCCAGAAAGGGTCACAACAGCTTCAAGCACGTCATTACAATCACTTGGTGTTGTGTAAGTTACAGAACCATTGACTAAAGTTTCTGTTTTAGATTTTACCTTCCAAAGGTTAATACCTCTGTTGCCCCATTCAGAAAAAAGTAAGTTTAAACTTCTTCTAGCCGATCTAATATCATTACCAGAATTTACTCTTGCACCACATCTTTCGTAAGCTTCATTAATGACTTCATCAATTGTGATGTTAAAACTTGTAGTTCCTGAACTTGCCATTTCATCCTTACGCTAATATTTTTTCTTGTAAATGTTTAGGTAGATTTTTTTGTTTACCAATAAGTTTACCTGTTTTAGCCATCATTGGTTTTTTCATTTGTCCACCACCCATTTTACCTTGAGCCTTTAATTTTTTAGTAGCGCCCATTAGACCACCACCCATTTTTGTATGTACTTTTATTCTTCCGTTTTTCATATTATTTTACTCCTTTAAAATCTCCTCCCTTGATAGCGATACCCATACCACCGCATGCAAGTTTCTTCGGCTTGATTGGTTTTTTATTTTTTTTACTATCTTGAGTAGCCTTTCTTAGAGCTTCAAGATATTTTTTATATTCTGTTGCTTCTTCCATAAGTCTCCTAATAATCTATCATACCACCATAGTATAATTTAGTAAACGCACCTTTCGATGCAAAAGTCTTAACATTTGTAGGTTTTCCACCAACTCCTTGAGCTTTACTTCTTTTTCTCACAACAGCAGAACGCTTTTGCGATTCTGTCATTCGGGCGGCTTTTGCAGCAGGGACGCATTTGGGGTATTTTCTTTTTGATCCACTTGCAGATTTTCTTCCACATTCTTTGTATCC